CAGCAACAGCAAACGCAAGAACTTCAGGCAAAGCAAAATTAAAAACCGGCGAGGCCCTTACTGACGCAGAAGTGGAGGCATTGTTCGGATAATGGCACTAACAAGACTTACATCCGCAAACGCAATACCTGATGATTCAGTCGCCAATGTTAAAATGGCGAACATCGTTCAGTCGAAGAATATTTTAATTAATGGAGATATGAGCATTGCTCAAAGAGGAACTTCTGCTACAGGATTAACAAATGGTAGTAGTGGATATCATACTTGTGATAGATGGAGATTTTCAGAGGGAGGTGCACCTAGTTTTCAATTTACACAAACACAATCAACTGATGTGCCTACTGGTCAAGGTTTTGCAACTTCATTAAAAATGGATTGTACAACTGCACAAGGTAGTTTAGCAGCAGCTGATAATTTAAGAATTGATCAACGAATAGAAGGTCAAAACTTACAATATTTAGCAAAAGGTACTTCTGATGCTAAGAGCACAACTTTATCTTTTTGGGTATATGCTACAAAAACTGGAACAAATATTGTTGAATTATTTGATAATGATAATACTAGATCAATTTCAAAATCATATTCAATTTCTTCTGGTGATACTTGGGAAAAGAAAACAATTACTTTTCCTGGAGATACAACAGGAGCATTTGGAAATGATAATGCACAAAGTTTAAGATGTAACTTTTTTTTAGCTGCTGGAACTGATTTAACTTCTGGAACTTTACAAACTTCTTGGGGTACTCAAGTAGCTGCTAACAGAGCAGTTGGACAAGTTAATCATGCAGATAGCACATCAAACGATTGGTATGTTACAGGAGTACAATTAGAAGCTGGAACAACTGCATCTGATTTTGAGTTCTTGCCACATGATGTAAATTTAAAAAGATGTCAAAGATATTTTGAAAAATTAATAGATGAAGCTAATAATATTAATCAATTTTTCATTGGTAGTTCTTATAGTTCAACAAGAAATTTCCTTACAATATTTATGAGAGAAGTTAAAAGAGCAGAGCCTACCATAGCATCTTCTAATGTTGGAGGTAACATTTTTCAAGATTCTGGTGCTCATTCAGTGTCAGCTTTAGCTAATATTTATACTGATACTTCTAATGTTAAATTAGATTTTACTGCTACTGTAACAGCTGGAGATGCTTTTCATTATGATGCAGGTTCATCACAAATAGTAACAGCAGATGCGGAGTTATAATTATGATTATTAATACAGTAGAAAAAAAATATAATTTAGCTAACAATTTTCATATTTACAAAGTGACTTATGAAAATTCTAATATTGAAAAATTCGTACCACTAAACGAAGCAAACACAGATTACCAAGCAATTCAAGAATGGGCCGCGATCGACGGCAATAACATCATCGACAACGGAGCGTAACCATGCTCTTAGGAAGTGATTACGGATTTGCATCTTTACCTTTTGCGTCCATTACAAATCAAAACAACGTAACAGTTTCAGTTACTAAGGTATCCTTTACTCTTGGTATTGGAAACATTAGTATTACAGCCGATTCTATCACAGAACTTCCACATAGCAGTCAAGTTGTTCTAGGACTTGGAACGGTTACAGTTACAGCTGATGCCGAGGTTGATCCAACTAAATCATCATATGTTTTAGGTACTGGAATAGTTACAGTTTCGGCAGATGCTAACTCTTATCCTAGCGGATCTGGGGTTGTAATTACTTCAGGAACTGTTACAATAACAGCTGACGCAAATGTAGAGCCTACAGGAGGTACTTTAACGCTTTCTACAGGAACTGCACAAGCAATAACATGGAGTGAAATTGGACCAGGAGTATCTATGGTTTGGGTACCAATAGTCCCTTATTAAAATTATGGCATCAACTTATTCAACTAACACACAATTAGAATTAATCTCAACCGGTGAGAAAGCTGGTCAATGGGGCGGAATTACTAATACTAACTTACAAATTTTAGAACAATCATCTACAGGAGTTGTATCAATTGATATGGCAGCGGCAAGTGTAACACTTGCTTTAACTGATGGATCTACTTCTAATGGTAAAAACATGTACATTAGATTGTATGGTACATTAGCAGCTAATAGAACTTTAACTATGCCAGTAACGGCCAATAGAGTTTGGTTTATTAAAGATGATACAAATAGAAATGGAACTAATAAATATACTTTAAGTGTTTTAACTGCATCTGGAACAGCACAACCTATCCCTGTTGCAGCTACTATGCTATGTAAATCTAATGGAAGTGAAACTGTCACTACTCTTTTAGAAAAAGGATTTATTCCAATAGATCATACGTACAGTACATATATTGCTGTTGCAGGAGATCAAATATTCTGTAACACAGCTACGTCTACAATAACAGTTCAGCTACCTGCTTCACCAGCCACTGGTGATGAAGTTACTATTGTTGATTCAAGAGGAAACTTTAATTCTAACAACGTTACTGTTGATAGAAATGGATCTAATATTATGAGTGCTGCATCGAACGATGCATTAGATGTTGATGGTCAGTCATCAACTCTTATTTATATTGATGCAACTAGAGGCTGGGCTTATAAAAATAATACGACAGTATTCCCAACATAGGAGCTTAAAAAATGGCTCTTACATCCATTAAATTTTTACCAGGGATTGATAAACAAGACACAAGTGTCGGTGCTAATGGTCGATGGGTAGATTCAGATAATACTAGATTTAGATACGGTCTTCCTGAAAAAGTAGGAGGATGGGCTTCTTTATTATCAGACACAACAATTCACGGAGTTGCTAGAAAAATTCATGCATTTGTTGATACTGATGGTAATAGATATGTTGCTATTGGTACAGATAAATTTTTACTTATATATTTTGAAGGAAAACTTTATGATATAACTCCTTGGCGATCAAACAACGCCGGAGTACAAACAACTTTTACATCTTCCACTTTAGCAACCGATAGTACCACAGTTAAAACTTGTACTATTACTACAACTTTAGCACATAATTTAGAAGTAGGAGATATAATAGTTTTGGATTCTGTTAGTCTTCCGGGTGGTACGGGATTACTTGCTACGCAGTTCGAAGATAAAAAATTTCAAGTTTTAACGGTTCCAACTAATGTTACATTCACTATTAATTCATCAAATCAAGCAAGCTCCGTCGTAGCTACAGGTGGAAGTATGACTGTTCAACCTTATCAAAGAGTTGGACCAGCAGCACAAACTTATGGTTATGGTTTTGGTGTTGGAAACTTTGGTGGAAATATTACAGGGAGTCTTTCAAATGATTTGGATGGAGCCTTAAATGCGGACACCGCTGGAACTGGAGGAGTAGGTACATCAGTTACTTTAACTTCAAGCACTGGATTTTCTAATCCAGGTGTTGCCTCTGTTGGTGTATTAGGTACGGGAGAATTAATTTCTTATACAGGTATATCAGCTCCAGATTTAACAACTATTACAAGGGGTGCGTATGGAACAGCAACTCCCGGAACTTCAAATGGACAAGCTCATAGTGATGCAACAATTGTTTACGATGCAACAGATTGGAATGGATGGGGAGACGCTGTTAACGCTTCGAGTGTTTCACTTGAACCAGGTTTATGGTCATTAAGTAACTGGGGTCAAGTTTTAGTTGGAACAGTTTCTAATGGAAAAACTTTTACATGGGATTCAGGAATAAGTGGTTCAGCTCGATTTACAGCGAGAGCTTCAACTACTACAAATAATTATGCAACAAATATTAATGGAGCTTTAGGAAATCCAACTTCAAGTAGAATGACTTTAATATCTCCAACAACACGTCACTTAATTCATTTAGGAACTGAAACAACTGTTGGTGATGATACAACTCAAGATGATATGTTTATTAGGTTCTCGAATCAAGGAGAGATAAATACCTATGCTCCGGCCGCTGATAATAGTGCTGGAACTTATAGACTACAAGATGGTACCAAAATTATGGGAGCTATCGTTGCTAAAGAAAATATTCTAGTGTGGACTGATAATGCTTTATACTCTATGAAATTTGTTGGTTCACCATTTACATTTGGATTTGAACAGGTTGGTACAAACTGTGGTTTAATTGGCCAAAATGCTTGTTGTGAGATTGATGGTGTTGCTTATTGGTTAAGTAATAATGGATTCTTTGCATTTGATGGTACAGTTAACTCATTACCATGTAGTGTTGAAGATTATGTTTATGATAGTTTTGATACTACTAAAGGTCAACAAGTAGCGGCTGGAATTAATAATTTATTTACAGAAGTTATTTGGTACTATCCATCATCAGGTTCAACTTATAATGATCGATATGTAGTATTTAATTATGGGGAATCGAAACAAGTCCCTATGGGGAATTGGTATACCGGAATAAATATATATTCTATAAGAACATCTTGGATTGATGCAATCGTTTATCCAAAACCTTATTCAACTTATTTTAATAATGGTGCTGTAGGATCTTTTCCAAATATTATAGGCGCTGTAGGTTTAGGTCAAACAATTTTCTATGAACAAGAAACAGGAACCGATCAAATTAATCCTGATGGAAGCACGACAGCTTTAACATCTTATATTGAATCGTATGATATTGCTTTACAGCAAGACCAACCAGAAATGTTTTTAGCTATGAGAAGATTTGTACCAGATTTTAAAACATTAACCGGTAATGCTAAAGTAACTATTGGATTAAAAGATTATCCTTCATCAACAGCAGGTAATAGTACCTATAGTCCCTTTACAATTACATCTGCAACCACTAAAGAAGATACTAGAGCTAGAGGAAGATATGCTAGTTTAAAAATAGAAAACAATGGATCAGGTGAAGCGTGGAGATTTGGAACTTTTCAAGTAGATTTACAACAGGACGGAAGAAGATAATGACAAAAATAGTAGTAAGATTACCAGAACCTAAACGAGAATACACAGAGGATAATCAAAGACAAATCAACAGGGCAATTAGTTCTATGATAGAACAACTAAACTCTACATATTTACAACCAGATAAGGATGATCAAGAAAGATTTAATTTCTTTTTATCATAATGGCAAACGTATATAAAAATATTCAGGCTAAGATTACTTCTACAGGATCATATGATGATATGTATGAAGCACCAAGTGCTACATCAAGTATTGTTAAAAGTGTTAAGTTATTCAATACTCATAGTGGAGCTTTAGATGTGGATATTCAAGTATATGATGCTTCATCTACTATTGATTATGAGTGGGATAAGGTTAACATAAATGCCAGCGGAAGTATTGATTTACTGACCTTTAACAATGTAATTATTTTAGAGGCGGGGGATAAATTAAAGATGCAATGTGCCACAGGAAATGTTATAAAAATGACTGCTTCTGTATTACAAATTTCTAGACCTACAGAGGTCACAACAACATAAGGATAATATGCCGTTCATAGAACAAGAATCAAAAGATGAAATACAAACAATAAATGGTGAAAAAGTTAGAATTCTCACACCAGAAGTAGAAGTAACACTAACTAATACTGAGACAGGACAAGAATATATGTCAGATAAAGAAGCTGACGATGATGTAGATCACCCAGAGACTGTTACTAAAAGAGAACATATTAAAAGAGACGTGCATATAAAAGTTAAACAAGTTGTTTTAGGGGCTCAAACCAAAGGATTGTAAAACACAACAAAATAGGATATTTTAAAAGACTATGGCAATTACAGACATTATTGAAGAATCAGAAGTCATCGATGCAGGTGCTCCAAGCATCAAGTACAAAGGAGATAGACCTCTTAAAAAAGAAGAAATGAAAATGGCCGGCCCTGATTGGTACATCAAAAGAATAGAACATTTAATGTCTAATTTTGATTTGGACTATGAGGAAGCTGGTAAAATAGCTGATGATAGTGAAAAGTATTATGAATATATTGGACATGATCCCTATGAATCACGGAACATGGATGAAGAGGTTGTAGAAGAAGGAATTATGAGAGCGGCTAACGGTGGAGTTGCTTCACAGGGTGGTGTTAAAAATTATCTTGGTAAACAAAAAATGGTTACAGTTCCTCAAGATTGGAAATCTGCACCAGATCATCCTGATACAGAATTAGCTTACATTACAAAACGAGAAAAAGATTTATTACTTAAAGCTGACTTACACGACTCATTAAACGGTGGACCGAATAGAGGACCAGAGGGTGTAATGAGTTTGAATGGTTGGGGTTCAAGTGATCCAAGTCAAAACAGAGCTGGTTCATCAATTACTTCTGGCATGGATTCAAATCCAGATGATTCAGGTTGGAGTGGTACATCGGCTGCTCAACATGGAGAAACTAAAAAATCACAATCTTCTGGTTTTTTAGATGTAGAAGCACAGAAAAAAATTCAAGAGGATAAAGCTAAACAATGGCAAAAAGAAGCTAAAGCCACTCGAAGAGAGATGGAGAATAAAAAAAGACAAGATGCTTTAAATCGAAATGATCCCTACGATTCAAGAAGTGGTAAAAGATTTAGTCAAATGACAGCCGCTGAAAAAGCAGCTTTTATGAAATATGAAGAAGAAGAATATAAAAAAGGTCCAGAATATTTAGATTGGAAAGCATCTGAAATTTCGGCTGGTGATACTAAGCTACCACCGGGAGTAAAACCAAACATAAAATATGATACAGGAATAGGTAGTATTACAGAAAAAGATGATTTAGGATCTGGTGCTGTTCAGGATATGTTTGTTAATTATCCTAAAACTCAAGACCAACCTGGAATTGGTTGGATAAAAGGATTGGAACCTTTGTTGGATGCAGGGGCTGTAAGAACAAGAAAATTTTTTAGCGAACCTACTAAAGATATATTTGGTAGAGATCAAAAAGGTGTCTTAGCTGCAGGAAAATTTAATTACCAAGGTTCCCCTTTAACTGCAGAACGTTTTGCAGAAATGGGTTTAACTGAAAGGAACAAAGCTTACAAAGATTATATGGGTCAACGAATGTCAGGTCAAGTTGATGCTTATGGAAATTTAGCACCTGGATTAAGAAGAGAAACAATACCACATAGAAAAGCTAATGGTGAGATTGTATATAAAGAAGTTATTATGGGTGAACAAGGTGGTGGAGGAGGAGATACTTATATTCCTCCAATTTATAACGATCCTAATAACGGAGGCGGCTCAGAGGAAGAAGTTGTAGAGGAAGAATGGGAAATGCCTCTAGCATTTAGAGCTGAAGGTGGAAGAGTTGGAAGAGCTTACGGTGGAATTATGGATAAGTACACAGGTAGACGTGCTTACGGTCTAGGAAGTATATTTAAAAAAGCTAAAAAGATATTTAAAAGTCCATTAGGTAAAGCTGCACTATTAGGTTTAGGTGGTTGGAAAGCAGGATTATTTGGTGGCAGCGGTGGTTCATCTTTTCTAAGTAAATTAGGTCCTATGAGTGGATGGTTCGGAAAAGAAGGCGCATTATCTAAAATTGGATTAGGAAAAGTAGCAGGTACAATTGGTGGTGTATCATTAGCAACTGCATTACTTTCACCACCAGTTGATAAAGATGGTGATGGTTATGATGACAAAACAGGTTTTAGTGTTGAGGAATGGAGAAAAAAAGGAGCACAGGGATCTCAAGATGTGCCTTTAGCTTTTAGAGCTGAAGGAGGGGATGCTGAATCAGGGCTCATGAATCTTGGTGGTATGGAAAAAGATTATAGAGAAGATGGAGGCTTTGTTCCTATAGGTAAAAAGGAAAGAGCTGATGATGTCCCAGCTAGATTAAGTAAGAATGAATTTGTATTTACAGCTGACGCTGTTAAAAACGCTGGTGATGGAGATATAGACAAAGGCGCAGAAGTTATGTATAATATAATGAAAAACCTAGAAGCCGGAGGTGATATATCTCAAGAAACGCAAGGCTTAGATGGCGCTAGAGAAATGTTTCAAACATCACAAAGATTAGAGGAAGTGCTATAATGGCTT